TTCTGGTCGAACGTGGCGATGCCGTGGAACCCGAGGTCGCGGCTGACTGTGGCCACGAAGCTGTCGCCGTCGATGACGCGGGTGATCGTGGATCCGGGCCACGGCCACGCGATGGCGGTCATGAGCTGGGCGCCGGCACGGTAGGGTCCGGAGCAGGGGCCGCGTTGGGGACGCTTACCTTGAAGGACGCCGCAGCATCGTCCCAGAACATCGCCTTGCCATCCGCGAAGTCGAGCCGTACATGCCCGTTCGCGTCAACGCTCGGGATCACGTCAGGGACCACGTTGTTGACGATGGTGCGCGGTGCGACAACAGGATTGGGGACCTTGAGGTTGGACAGGTTCTGGAGCACGCAGATCAGCGCCGCCAGCCCGGCCACATCCGCCACGGTGCCGAAGGGCACGTGGGTCAGCCCTGCGGTGTTGGCCGTGATGACCGCGCCGGCCGACTGTGCCGCCGTCTTGACTGCACGTAGGGCGACGTCCTTGGCCCACGCCTTGAAGTTGCTCATGGCGTTCACTTCCCCGCAGGGTGCGCCTTGGCGTAAGCCTTGGCCTCACCAGTGGTGGCGAACACATCCGCGAGCTGCTTGCCGGTCCACCCGGACTTGGCGGTGGCGACAAGCCAGCCGTCGACCTCGACGTCGGCGGGAGTGCGGCCGAGGAGCTTGCGGTACAGGGCGATGATGAGTCGGTCCATGGGGTCCTCCTGGAAGGGGTCGAGTGTTGCGGGTACAGGGGTGGGCTTCGGTGCGGGTGGCGGTGTCGGGTGGTTGCCGCGTAACAGTCGTGCGCGGGCGATGATCTGCGGCCTCTGCCTCGAGCGAGGACCAGCCCCCGCGACCGGGTCGGGGCACGTATGCCCGCCCCACGCTGCGCCGCCCATGTAGTGGGTGCCGATGCCGCGCTGGCCGGGTGCGTTGGCCAGGGTGTCGGGGGTACCGAGGAAGTTGTGCCAGCGGGCCAGGGTGTCGATCTGGGCGGGCGTGTAGGGCTCGTTCGGATACCCCTCCACCTCGAAGGCGTGGTACTGCCCGTTGCCCGCAGCCTGAGCCCACGGCTTCATGTCGAGGCTCTGGTACTGCTCAGAGTGCCCGTCCTTGGCGACCCACGCGGTGCTGAACTTCCGGTTGGGTGAGACGAGCCTGTTGAAGAAGTTGAACAGGGAGCCGTTGGACACGGGCACGTGGGGGATGTAGCCAAGCGGGGGTGTAGTGAACTTGCCCGCGTCGGCCCGGTAGGTGACGGGCATCCAGCGCGCGCCCGGCAGGTAGAGGTTGGTCATGTGCACTCCTTGGGTGAACTTCTGCGGGCTCGGGTGCGTGTCATGTGTAGACAGACGCGCAGTTCCGTAGCACACTTTTAGTAAAGGGTTGGTAAAGGAGAGGTCAAGATGCCGCAGCCCACCGATGAAGTCCCAGACCCTGTCCTCGAGGATGCGAGGCGACTCGAGCATGAGACCCGCCCGGTACTCGTCCAGCTGGACAGGATGGAAGGCGCCCTCGACCATGTCGCAGCTGATCTAGAGGAAGTCGACCCCGCCCCATAGGCTCAGCCGTGCGGGTGGCTGAGGTAGTAGATGGTGGCCGTCAGGGCTGCGATCCCACCGAGCGTGGCGTAGAGCCTCATCGCTGGTGACGCCGCCCATTTCTGCGCAGACTGATCCACGATGGCCTTGGCGTCAGCCACTCGCTTCTCATCAGCGTCCTTCAGCGCCTTAGCCAACGCTTCGCGCCCCCTGTCTGCATCTTGGAGTGCCTTGGCTGCGCCATCGGCATCAGACTTGACCTGCTGCATCTCTGACTGAAGGCTGCCTATCTGGCCCCGGTGCATGGTGACCTCGGTTCGCAAGTCGGAGACCTTCTCGGCGACGCCGTCGAGTTTGCCTTCCATGCGGGTCAATGTGACAGCCATGGCTTCGACTTCGCGCGGTTCGCTAGGGTTCGGCATTGTCAGCCCTCTCGTGGGGTTGATGCTCGGTCCCCGTCGTCGCTGGTCGCGGCGGCGGGGTTCGGGGGGTGGGTCAGGACAGCGGGCCGACAGTGGCCCCGTTGATGCGGACGAACAGGCCCGCCGTGGTTGTCCACATGTCGCCATTAGCGGGGGAGGTGGGCGCGGCGCCGTGTGGAATAGTCACCGATGCGGCAGTAGTTGTGCCCACAGGAAAAGTGGTGGGTTTGGCAAAATGCTTACCCGCATTGGGGGCCGTGGTTGGGGGCGTGATGCTCATACCCGCAGCGGGCAGAGCCATGCTTGTGTAACTGGACCCCGCCTTAAGCACCTCTTGCCAGTAGTCGCCGCTCAACTCGATTTCCTGACCCGCAGCCAGGTAGTACGCGTAAGGGGCCGTGCTTGATCCAACCGCGCAACTGAAGTGGTTACCGTGGCCCACGACTGACGTGTTCACGTTCGAGGCGTAGAGCCAACGGTTATGCTCGGTCATGTTGACGTAGTTACCGACAGCGTTGACCGAACACAGGTTAGCGCCCGTCACGACTACACCGATTGCGTTGACGCCCGAGACGGAGGACTCCCAATAGACGCTATAAAGCCCTAGCGTGATCGGTCCAGTTGCCACAATGCCAGGAGTTGCGAACGGGCCATAAGCCTCAATGGACCCGCCGAAGATGTTGAGCGGCTGGCATCCGTTCGTGCTGATCGCGGTTCCGTAGTTGACCCCGTTGTCAGAGCCGCAGTAGAACTTCGGGGCGTACAGGTTCGTGTTCGTGCAACCAGCCAAGAGCAGGCCGACTTTGTTCCGGGACCACTCACAGTTGGTGAACATCCCATAATAGGAGTTGACCAAACTCACTCCGGTCGCCCAGTTGAGGAACTGTGCGCGTTCAAAGTGCGGGGAGCCGCTGCCAGAGTAGACGCCCACGCAGGTGCCGATTGTGGTGCCAGGGCCGCGCAGGATCACGTCGCGGATGGTGTTGGAGGCGGCCAGCGTTAGACCCTGTTCTGCCGCTGTGAAACTTGGGAAGCGGATTTCCATATACCCGTTAGCGCCAAGACCCAGTTGATTCGACGTGCCCTCGAGGGTCTGGAAGTCGAGCAGGGTCAACCCGCTGAGGCACTTGAACTTCTTCTGCCCGAAGGTTCCCTGCGCGAGTTTGACCTTGTTGCCAACACCACAGGCAGTGATGAATGACTGGAGCGCAGTGGAATCGTCGGCAGTGCCGTCACCTACTGCGCCGAAGTCCCACACAGAGATGTCGAGCCCCGACTTGGGGGCGAACGTGGCAGACAGCACCCACTTAGCCACGTCGGTCGCATACGCGGCGGCGGACGTGTGCGCGACGTTGGCCTTCACCACGTCGCCGTTCGGTGAGATGACCTGCTGGTTCAGGGCGTAGACCGTGCCCGGCCCAGACCACTTCATCCTCGCGTCGATCGCGGTGTTCGTCGCACCACCCGCTGCGATCGCCATATTGGGGACCTCGAGGGCATACAACCCTTCCGCGCCTGCACCGAAGTCGACGACCACGCCGGGGACATCGCAGGTGAAGCTAAAGCGGCTATTGGCGTCGGCGGTCAGCCACGACACAGCCACGCCGCCTTGGATGAGGTTGGTGGGGAGGAGCCCGGTGGCGGGGTCTGTGACCGTGACGGAGCGGAGCCCTGCTGCGGTCCTCCATGAGGATCCGAGGCGGTCCCACGCGACAGCACCCGTAAACGTGTAGGTCACTTCATGCTCCTCTGTCTCTCACTGAATGCAGCGGTCCGCATCTTGATGCACTTACGGCAATCCCTGCGACCTCGGCCGCCTGGGATCACATAGGTGTTGACCTCGTCATACGGATGACCTCGCGGACAGTGGGTCTTCTTCTCATTGCCGTTTCGGTGTCGCCCCTTGGCGATCTTGTCGGCCATATTGTCGGCATTGGTGCCAAGAAACAGATGGTCGATGTCACAGCATGGTGGGTTGTCACAGTGGTGGCAGATAATCATTCCGTCTGGGATCGGACCGTTGGCCAACTCCCACGCGAGACGATGAGTGCGGACACCCCCCCTCCCCTTTACGCCAATCACTCCATAGCCCCGAGGACTCGTCTGCCCGGTCCATTCGAGGCACCCGTTCGGAGCCCGGACCAGACCAGCGGCGAGGCGCTGTCCCGGCGACAAGACCGGAAGTAGCTCTATCTGTCCTGCATACCGCAGCCGGTCGTAATGCAGGCTGCACCAACCACGTTTGCGGGTGCCACGGTCGCAGCCATCGACGATGCAAACTCGGGTAGCCTTCATGGCAGCCCCTCTCTGCTAGATCAGACGAGTGGGTCAGCCCTCGGAAGGTGTTAGACGCACCTCCGGGGGCGTCTCTATTCTGTCATATGTCTTGACGAATGTCACCACGGACGCGCATACTGACGGCATGACACCACGTAAGCCGATGAGCAGGCGAGCCGTTCGAGTCCCTGACGCACTGTGGGCAAGAGCACAGGCCAGGGCTGACGAGAACGACGAATACCTCTCCGAGGTCATCCGACGAGCGCTACAGTCCTACGTGCAAACCAACAGCAGCAGGGAAGAAGAGAAATGAAGGCTCGCGTCGCGGGTATCGCAGGGTCAGTTATCGCGCTGACCGTCATCGGTGGGTTCGCTGCGGCGTCCACGTTCCAGTCGGCGCCTGTCGCGCCTGTGCCAGTGGTGCAGCCTGTGACTGTGGCCACCGTCGCCCCGACAGTGACGCCGACTGCGGTTCCCGTGGTTGAGGCTCCTGCACCGGTAGTATCGACTCAGGCGCCCGTTGTGGTTGCCCCGAAGCCGGAGGTCGTCGTGCCCGTCAAGCCAGCAGCATCAGTGCCCGTACAGCCCGCGGCCCCCGTCGTTGCGGTGCCAGCGACCGACGGACGGCCTCAGATTATCGTCCCCACCGCAGATGGTGGCCAACAGATTGACGGCCACGGCGTTCCGATCCCGTCGCCGACTCAGTAGGTCAGCGGAACCACAAAATGGTGCCGGTCATCTCGGCGGTGTTCGCAGCATTGGCAGCCCAGGTCGCCACGGCGGTATTGCCCTGGACCTCCAAGAGAAACGTCCCTCCGGGAGTAAGCCCGGACAGGACCTTGGAGAACGGGCTCACATTGAAGTCAGTGAACCCAGCGTTGATGCCGTGTTGAAGACTCAGTCCGCCGGAGCCAGCAATCTTGGACACGCAGGAGAGGTAGTCCGCCGCAGCGGTCGAGTTGACCACTGCCAGCCGAGACACCACCGTGACCACCGCTGACGTCATGCCAGCCGGGACTGTGATCGTACTCGACGCGAACGTTCCTGCGGCGGTGGTCACGGCAAAGTTCTGCGCGTAGAACCAGACGCCCTGCGGCACTACCGGGCTCGTCAGCGCGTCGTTGTTGACCGACCCCGGCCGTAGAATCAGATCGCCGAACGCCGCAGCGCCCGCATTCATCGCCCAACCTGCCGACCCGGCATCACGAGTGGCAAGGTCACCGTCGAAGTCGGCGGACTGCTGCGCACCGGCCACAGTCACGACGCCCTCCGCGGTCACGCTGGTGCCGGAGCGTGCGAAGGCGGACGACTGCTGCTGACGCTGCGCCTTACGCTCCTGCTGACGGAGCCAGCGTTGCAGGGACGGGCCGGTGCTGGGAAGTTTGCTCACGTCACCCTCACATCCGCGCAGTGATAGTTGACCTCAACGTTCCCGTCATCAGGAACCTTCACCGCCATATCGAGAACGCGAGTCTCAAAGACCAGTGGGTTCTCACTCGCGTACACATCACTTTCGATAGCAACTCGAACGGTGTCGCCTCTTGCGATAGAGGTCCAGTCCGGGTCAGAGCCGAAACAGGAAAGTGTGAAACTCGTCGTCATCCCCGAACCGGCCGCAAGGTCGCCGTCAGCGTGGCGTTGGAGCGTGGTCAGGTTGGTCACGTCCACATAACTCGACGTCTTACTTTTCCTCGGATAGCCCGCAGCCAGGAGCGCGGTCGCAGGGGCGCTCTTTCGGATCTGCGCCAACTGATCCCCAGCGCCGACCGCGATCGCAACCGTGATGCCGGGAGACTGCTGCCGCGCCGGCTGGGAGATAATGTTGCCGCCTCGCCTGCCACCGATCACGGCGTAAGGCTGCGCGCCGGGAAAGAGAGACCCTAACAGGGTGACCACAGGGGGGGCCTCGGGTGGCACCCAAACCTCTGTATCCTCAACGAACTCGAGCACAGCGACCGGAGCCACGGAGCCGAGCGGGTTGCCTTGGATGAGGGTGCGGGTCGGGTTCTCAAGGGTGCCAGTGGTTATGACGGCCCAATCGGGTCCGCCCGCGTGTTCCCCGAGCCTGCGGAACTCCTCCTCGACAGTGGTCGTCCCCCACGGGTCGATCGTCAGGTCCGAGACCGTCGCCCCCAGCGTGGTCCCGAGGATGATCCCCACGTCCTGCCCGGCCACAGCTTGAGCGTCGGAGATGAGACGCCGCTGCAGCACGTGGTCGTTGGTGTTCGTCAGAGCGAACGGGACAGCTGGGCACGTCTCGAAGAACGAACCCCACTCCGCGAACGTGAAGTCGAACGTGCGCGGCCCACTCTGGCGCTCACCGAGCATCTGCCCCGACCACACCGGGACACCATCGGAGCAGATCAGGATCCCCGACATGGCACACGACAACGCGGGACGCCAGAACGACCTGCGCGGTTCGACCGTTGCGGAGAACGAGCACTCGCCGTGGTCAGACAGGGGCAGAGTGAACTCAAGCCCTCTTGTCGGAATGAGCTCCTCGACCACGTGGCCGTCGTCCCAGCGTGTCGCGTAGACCTCGTAGGACATTAGGTCGCGGACTCGTATGAGCCGCTGAACTCGAGAATGTTGCCCGCGCCTGTGAGCCCACCGGTCATGACTGACCCGTTGGTCGTGAAGACGATCCGGCACGCGGTGGTCGAGGCATCCAGGATGAACGGGAGGAACGTCCCGGAGTAGAACCAGCCGGCGCCAACGATACCTGCAGCAGCAGGCGCCGTCGGCAGGTTCACGGCGTACTGGCCTGACCCCGCGGTCACCCCAGTGCCGCCCGTGGTGATGGACGCCCGCCAGAAGGTGGTGCGCCCAACCTTCGTGTACGCCCCGACGCTGACCCCGGTGGTGCCAATGTTCGGGTTCGTCGTGACGGCGGTCAGGACGGGGGTGTACGCGGTCCACGCGGCTGCGGCAGGCTGACGCAGTGTGGTGAACACCCGCAGGTCGTCCATGTGCGCGGTGAAGATGGTCGTCGCTGACGCGTCGTGACGCAGACGCCAAAGGGCAACCTCAGTGGCCGCCACGGTCGGGTCTGTCGGGGTCGCGTTGGGGGTGCCGACGATAACCGTGATCAGTTTGGTGACCGAGTCGAACACCACGATGTCGTTACGCGGCAGACCGCCGACAGGGTTCGCAGTGAAGATGTCCAGCGTCTTCTGGGATGGGTTGATGAGCCGGGATGCGCCCTGACCCAGCGACGCCTGATTGACACACGCGCCGGCGGCGATCAGGACCGACCCTGACGCTGTGCCGGTCTGGGCGACTACCAGGCCTTCGATGACACCCGTCGCGGCAATGCCTGTCGTCCCAGACGACGCATAGAGGTACGCCTCAGCCTGCATGTCCTGGACCTCGGAGTTGCCGCCGTCTAGGTACTGGAACTCCATTAGCTGACCGCCATCTCATAGCCCCACACGGAAAGTTTCGCGGCAGGGTCGCCGCCATCATCAGTCCACGCAACAGACCCGCCACCAACAGGGACAGCCAGCCAGTCACCCGAAGACGACACCAACTGACGCACAGACACCTGCCCCTGCAACAGAACTCGCCGGTTCGCCATGTCGAAGTCCAACCACTGACCGGCGAGCAAGGTCCCGCCGTAACGCACCCACGCGCCCGTCTCCACCATGGACACGGTCGGGTTCGGGGATGGGCCGTCAACCCGCAGACGAGGCCAGTAGGCGGCAGTCCCAGCGTTCGCCACAGCCACCGCGCCAGGAGTCACACCGGCCGGGATGCCCCAGTCTGTGGGCCATGCTCGAGGCCAGATCCGGCCCGCGCCCGGCGTGGACGTCGACAGGTTCGCCCATCCGTAGGTGGGCGGGCCGTACTTCAGCGGGTCAGGCGCGGTAACCGTCATGGTGTACTCGAATGCGGTGTCGCCGATCCACGCCGGTTTCACACCCACGGTGACCCGTACCATAGCGGACAGCGTGCCGATCGAGGAGTTGGCGACGATGAACTCGACAACCTGCTGCGGGCGAAGCGCGGCGAGTTGCTGCTGCACCGTGTAGGCGGCCTGCGGGGTCGCCTCAGCGATCGTGCCGGTGATGGTGACCACTCGTGCGTCGGAGAAGCCTGTAGCGTCCCAGTCGCCGTCCTGCTGCGCCTTGACGACGAGTCCTGAGCGGACTGCGGGTGCGTCATCCCAGCCGGGCAAGTCCTCGGTCACCCGGAACGAGGTCCCGTCGTCAACGTCGAGCAGGATCCCGCCCACGCTGACTACGTTCGGGCTCATCGTGGCGCCAGCCGTTGATCCAGTGAGAGGGCCATGACTTTGCCGTCGAGGATGTTGGGCCGTTTGGCGACGGCTTTGGCGACGGCTTCACCGAGGCGTTCGTAGTCGATCCCGAAGAGGCCACCACGACCACCCTTGGGCAGGGGCACGACAGCCTCATCCCGGCCACCCTCAGCAACCCGGACGAGTCGCCCGCCCGGGGTTGCAGGGACGATGCCACCGGCAGCCAGGAGCGGGACGTTCGGGGTGTCGAGTGAGAACCCGCCGACCTTGCCGATACCGGGGACGTGCGTGTCGATGGAGGGCATCTTCAACGACAGGTTGTTCCATGCGCTGATGATCCAGTTGAGCGCACCACGGAACGAGTTCTTGATGCCGTCCCACATGCCCGACGTGACGGACGAGATTCGGCCGGGGAGACTGGCGAAGTATCCAACGATTGCAGGGATTGCCACCGTCAGCAGCCACACTCCGAGCTTGACCTGCAGTATTCCCAACGCGACAATCAAGCGCACAGCCGCGCCCGGAACCCACGCAGCGAACGCCAGCGCCCAGCTACCGAGTTGCTTGAGGATCGCAGGCAGCGCAACGCCGTAGCTCCACGCACCGAGCTTACCCAGTAGTTTCCCGAGCTCGGCCAGCATGGGTGGGATCATCGGGCCAACCCATTTGACGAAGGCCCAAGCCCACCGTCCCAACTGGGACAGGATGGCGGGCAGCGCCACCGTCCCGACCCACACGACAAGACGCAGCAGCATCCCACCGAGGGTGAGCAACAGCGGGCCAATGGCAGGGACAACCCACGCCCAGAACGCCTTACCCCACTGAGCCAGCTGGCCTTGTAGCAGTGGGAAGCCTGTATGCCAAATCCAGTCGCCGAGGCGGGTCAGTAGACCGCCGAGAGCGATGAACATGGGCGGGATCATGGGGGTGATCCAGGCCACGAACGCCTTGCCCCACTCGACCAGCTTCGCGACGATGGCGGGCAGGGCGACGGTGTAGAGCCACGTCTCAATCTTCCGCCCCAGCCCG